ACAGTGATGTCACGGTGTAGACCGACAACACGGTTGTTCGGGAAGGTGAGTTCCACGTAACCGTGCGAACCAGCGGCACCTGAGTAGTCACCGGAGACAGTCTCTGGCATGAGCGGAACCTCAACGAGTGGGATACCGAACGGCGAGAGACCAGTCGAACCAGCACCACCATTGGCACGCATTGCTCCCTGAAGGAAGGCAAGGTCGCCAGTGGTTGAGCCGGGGCTTGGAGCGCCAGCGGTGGCTTCAGTAGCGGAGTTCGGGTTGCCAAGCGAGTAGATGGCGTCCTGAACAACACCAGGGCCAGTGAAGAACCTGAGTTCGTTACGACGCTGGAGGTACTTGTTGGGGAGGTTACGAAGAACGCGGTCGAAAACTGAGCGCGAAACATTGTCACCAGCCTCGTCAACAGTAGTACCTGAAGCGAGGGCAAGCTTGACGAAACCGTCAAGAGCCTTAAGCAGAGTGTTGCTTGAAGAAGTGTTGCCATTGATGAGAAGGTCATCAAGATCATTAGCGGTCTGGCGAGCCATAACCTGAGCGAGATGATCCTCAAGCGAGGCACCTTCAATGTTGTCCTCTAGGGATTCGGTTGAAACCTCCCAATCAAGACGAAGCTTGACGCTGGAGAGCGAAACCTTTGAGAAGGTGACGGCGGCGTTTGCGCCGTCATCAGTTGCCTCAGTAGCCTTACGCATGAGGCGAGTACCAACCGAAAGCTTGTCAATATCCATGCTGGACGCACGCATACGGACAACTCGGCTGTTCTGCATTAGAACGGACTGATCGACCACAAAATCTAGGAAACGATTAGCCTGCTCAGCGTTGAGAAGACCACCAGAAGCGCCACCGACAACAGCGGTGGTTACTTCATCGGCCTTCGATAGAATTTCTTGTTGAGTTGCCATGTTATATATTCCTCCTAATCACGACTCATAGCCTAGAGCCTTGACTAGCTCTTGTGGCAGATAAATATTGCTCCAGAAGGGCTTGGGGGCCGACTTAACAAGTTCGTCCTCGCCATCCTCATCGTCGTCTGGATCGACGCTCTTCTTAACTGCACCAGCAGCGGCAAAAGCCTCTACCTTCTCAGTCTGCTCAGCGAGAGCAGTCTCGGCAGCAGCAAGCTTCTGCTCCAACTCTTCACGCTGGGCATCTGCGCTCTTAGCAACTTCCTCGATCTTCGAATCAACCGAAGCCTCAACCTCTTCCTTTAGAGAAGCGGCGAACTCGGTCATCTTCTGATCGAATACGGAGTTAAGAGCATCTTTTAGAATTTCAATGTCCATTTGATCCTCCATTTGATCGTTATCCGCTTCAACCTCAGATTCAGTTGAAGCTGCTTCAATATCGACAGACTTTTCTACGACTGCCTCATCCTCAACTGTTAACCAGTTGACGAATCTCTTTAACAAAGAGAGTTTCATATCGGCAGACGTATCCATCTGAGATACCTTAGCATAATTTTCATCAATCTGCAAAGTCTTCTCTACATCTTCCAAGGTTTGACCCTCTTCGTTAAGAACTTGTTCCAATAAATTATCCATATCGGTGAACTCCTTAATCATATCATCATCGCAAGTCCCGCAACCGCATGAACAAGCAATTTCTTTTTCAAAGTCAGTCTCATCAAATTTTCTAGTACAGTTGTCTAGTTGACGGACCTTTGATCTTGCCCAGACCCAACCAGGAGTTCCACCCCACAGGTTCCAAGCGATCCTGCCATTAGAAGGATAGCCCTTATCGCCCGGATCAGCGCCTTCAGCCCTAAGGTCAACGGCATGTCTTGGGAAATAACGAGCAACCTTTCTAACGAATTCTGGTGATACGGACCCTCCTCTAGCCAGCCTGCGTGCAGAACCCATGCCGACACTCGTACCACCACGACCATGCTCTCTTCTTTGATCAAGCCCAACTTGAGCCATTCTCTGAACTGACTTAGGAATAGTCAGATTAATATCAGCACAGTCAATCTTAAGAATGTAATCAAGACCGTCTGTGGCGGAGTCTCTTTTAACAATATCAATAATCGCTTCGGCATTGCCAGGATTATCAACAAGACTTAACTCACCAAGTTCATACTTCTTGATTACAGAAACTGGACGGCCTCTAAACATTTTTTTAGCATCTACATCTTTTTGCAGAATCTTGCCGCCCACAGAAAAAGAACGAAGGGTGCCATCAAGAACTTTCTCCCAAGTATCCTGAGCACCTCTAGAAATGTACGCCTCTACTTTGATGGCATTGTATTGTTGGCCATCAGAACCTGTGATCTTGACCGGCTCATATTTGATTGCCTTCCCTACAGCAATAGGTGCGTGCATCTCACGAATATTTCCAGTCCAGTTCTTAAACGCTTCCATTGAAGCACCAAACTCAATAAGATCACCGGCCTTATCAACATTGTCAGCCGTAGCAATACCTACGACAATGCGCTGTTCCTTCTTGATCATATCAATAGGGAACGAAAGGTTAAGATCTTCCATAGTAATTCAAGAATACCACAAAATATTTATTTTGTATAAACTAGATCCCCATCCATTGTAATATTTCATTATCATCTGAGGACGCCGATGAGGAGCCAAAAGAACCGGTGTCAGCAATAAAGTATTGAATATCGCCATTGCTATCTTTGTAAAACAAAAATCCGTCATAATAATTTATAGCAAGTTCCCCATACTCTAAACTTGAAGGAGTATCAAACTGCGTACCGGATCTTTTTATCTTAATAGTATTAGCCATTCAACTACCTCAGAAAGTTCCTCCATCAAAGGTTACACCATCAATGCTGCCACCTGTAATATTTACGCTGCTGGCTGCTTGAGTTGCCATTGTTCCGAGTCCAAGAGTTGTTCTGGCAGTAGCAGCGTCTGCGTCATCAACAAGAGATCTAGCAAACGAGGTGAATGTTGCTAGAGCGGCAGACCCAGAACCAGTATAGTATGGCAATCTGTCTGCGGCAGAAGTCAACCCAGCAATTGCAGCAAGATCTGCATTATAAGCTTGAACATTTGTTCCAATTGCAAGACCTAAGTTGTTTCTCGCGTTAGTGGCATCGGTTGCTCCAGTACCACCATAAGCAACAGCAACGGCGGTGCCTTGCCAAACACCAGTAGAAATTGTTCCAAGACTAGTCAAACTTGATGCAGTAATCCCCGTACCAAGGCTTGATCCATCCAAAACTTTTGTGCCAGCAATCTTGAACTCTTTGCCGCTAGCAAGATCCATGTGCTCAGATGATGTCCAAGCATCAGTTGCATTGACCCAGTTAAAGGTATGGTTGGTCGTACCAAGCAAAGTAATACCGCCACCATCAGCAGCAGTATCCGATGGGCTAGCCGTGTTTGCAAGTTGAATATTTTTATCTTCAACAACCAGAGTGGAAGTGTTAACAGTTACAGTGTCACCGTTAACAGTTAAGTTTCCAGTCACTGTCAGGTTTCTACCGACGGTTGCGTCTTGAGTTATGCTTACATCGTCAGGCAACGTGAGAGTTACAGCGCCAGTAGATGCATCAGCAACAATTTTATTAGTAGTGCCAGAAATAGAAGTTACACCAGAGTTTGTAATAGTGGCAGTAGATCCCTCACCAGCAGTGTGGGAAACTGAGATACCTGTACCGGCAGAAACATTGACCATGTAGTTTCCGGTTGTATCTGTTCCTAGTGCAACAGAGTTTGGAGCAATTGTTGCTGTAAGAGTGGCATCTGCTAGATTGGTTACTGTTGCACTACCTGACAAGTCTCCGGCAAGAGTCAGGGTGAAGTCATCAACATTTAAAGCAAGAGTTCCAGCGGTGTCGTCATACGTTGCAGCAATACCAGAATGCGTTGCCCCAGTAATCATTGTAGAGGCAGTATCTTCAATATACTCTTGCAAGCCACTTACAGCAGAAGTTGAAATTGCAATATTGGTATCGGAAGCAGCAGTTAGACGACCCTGAGCATCGACGGTGAAAGTTGGAACAGCGGAAGCGGAGCCGTAAGAAGCAGCCGACACGGCTGTGTCATCAAGATCAATGCTAATCTGATTATTAGAAACCGTAGTCGTGATTCCAGTATCACCGGCAAAAGTTAAAGTATCGGTTCCAACAGTAACAGTGTCAGCAACACCAGAGTCGGCTGCAATTGTTAGCGAACCACCAACGCCAGCGATGGCGGTATCAACATAAGCAGTTGTGGCAACAGAAGTGGAGTTATCGCTTGCAGACTTTGTTGCGGCTGTTGCTGACGAGCCTAGAGCTACGGTGCCACTAAAGGTCTTGTTACCAGAAATTGTTTGATTACTCGTCAGAGTTGTAAAAGCACCGCTACCACCAATAGAAATGATAGTTGTAGCATCACCATTGACATCTGTACCTGTGCCATAGTACAAAGTATTGTCTACTTCGTTAAATGCTAATTCAGCATTTTTAAGGCTTGACGGGGAACCTGAACTACCCGATGCCCTTCTTTTAATACGAATCGTATTCGACATTAGAAATTACCCCCATTTAAAAACATCCCCGTCGAAGGATGCCTGTGGTCTGCTCTTGATGCCAAAAGGCTCGTACCAGCAGATCCTGTGTTTGAAAGTTCAAGCGGGGCATCACTAGATAGCTGAACGCTTGCACCTAAATTAATTGTTGCCGGGGCCGCTTGTAATATAGTTGCCTCAGCATTTGAGTATGTTACAGCTGTTGACTGAGAGTTAGTAACAGACACAGCCGTAGATTGAGCGTTTGAAATAGAAACAGTTGTAGAAGTGTCTCCAGAAACAGAAATTAAACTTGTGTCACCAGCTCTAATTGATAAACCAGTTGACTCTGAAGGCGCGACAGTCAAAGTTGTTGAGTCAGAAGCATAAACTCTAACACTAGTTATTTGAGCACTCACCTTGTGACCTCAGCGGTAACGGTGACTGTTCCCGACATAATAGTTAGAACAATTGCACCGTTTGTCTCTTGAAGATCATAAGTATAGATGCCAGCACTAATGTTTGCTGTTTGAGCAGGAGTTAAACTAAATCTCATTTGACCATCTGTGGCTGACACAATGCTTGTAGTAAAGGTAGCAGTGATATCAGACGAACCGGCAAAAGGTCTTATTTGAGCAGCATACGTTCTACCGCTGATGTTAATTGCTGCATTTGATGAGTCAGCAATTGTCACATCATGGGTATAAGTATCTCCTTGATAAATAGATATGTTTCTTTCAGCAGCCATTACCAAACCTCTAAAGCAAGTTTATCAGTAATTAGCCTATAGCGAATACACCGATAGAAGCCCCTGCTGTTACAACTTCAACAGTGTTGTAATCACCATAAACTTCTAGATAGTTGTGAACATGACCTTGGGAATCCGGCAAAACTACCGAGTGCTTACCATTAAGCTTAACTTCTACCCAATCGTTAGTGTCACGATTAACTAAATAAATAGCCATTGTGTGATGATTAATAGTTTGCTCACCGTCGGTGTCGCTCAAATTGGTGTTTGAATAGACGATATGTCCTTCACTCATTTGTATTTCCTCCATTATCTTGATTCTCTCCACGCTCAGCCTGATCACCAGTATCTCTAGGATCGGTAGAACCTTCCGGCGTGTCCGCTCTGGCCTTTCTAGGCACTGCGGATTCGTTATTACTATTACCCTCAGGTGCTCCTGGTCCCCTACCAGTCTGCATTGCTTTTAGTTTTGTTGGGAACGGAAGCATCTCATCTCCCTCTTCACGCTCAGGTAGACCAAGTTCATTACGAACTTCGTTCGGGCTAACAACCTCGGTCCTAAGGTACCTGTCGTAAATTCTTGACTGAATGTCTTCGTCAATAAGGTCGATGCGGTTAAACTTAATTGTTACTAGGTCCGTGAATTCAGAAATAAGTCTGTTAATTTTTTTCTCAATAACAGATTGATCCGGCCCAATAACCTGAGTCTTGAACGTCTTGTCAGCATCTCTAGAAACCGCAAGGTTAGCATTATCATAAACACCTACCTTCGGGGCGGGAACCCTGTTAGCA